AGGCATCCGCCTAAACCCAAGGAGTCACCATGCCCGGAATTACCGGTCAAGGCACCACATACAACCTGCCCAACTTCGTCGGTGAACTGTTCCAGATCACCCCGGAGGCAACCCCTCTGCTCTCTGCCATCGGTGGTCTCACCGGTGGTGTCTCGATCAAGTCGGTCGAGCGGGAATGGCAGATCGAGGATCTCCGCGACAACGACCAGAACGTAGCGCTTGAGGGCGCGAACGCTCCGGCCGGACAGTCGCGTGTCCGCTCGAACGTCACGAACATCGCCGAAATTCACCACTCTGCGGTGGAAACTTCCTACACGAAGCAAGGCACTCAGAACAAGACGAACACGGCAGGCGTTGAGGGCACAAACCCGATCGCCAACGAGCATGACCACCAGGTCATGAACGAGCTGAAGGCTGTCGCGAAGGACGTGAACCACGCGTTCTGGAACGGCGAGTACAACAAGCCTTCCGACAACACGACCGCACGCAAGACTCGTGGTCTGTTGCAGGCGATCAGCACCAACCGGATCGTGTACAGCAACGGCGGTGTCGAACTCGGAGCAACCGTGCCCGGCACGTCCGCGACCGACACCATCACGATGACCCACAGTTTCACTGCGGGCGACAAGGTCGTGTTCACCGCTCGCGGTGCTCTCATGAGCATCGTCATTGGCCGTGTGTACTTTGTGCAGTCGGTGTCCACAACCGTTTCCTTCAAGATCGCGGCGACTCTCGGTGGTGCAGCGATCACGGTCGGCACTGGCGCAGGCATCAAGGCCATTCCGGTCTCGACAACCGCCCCGGTGCTCGACACGTACAACCAGCTGTTCCAGCGTGCGTACGACAACGGTGGTCTTGGTGACGTCGTCAACGCCACCATCGCGTGCAACTCCTCGCAGAAGCGGAACCTGACCGCCACGTACGCCTCGGCATACGCGAAGTCGGACCCGCTGGCCGGAACCCGCAACGTCGGTGGTGTGAACCTCACCACGATCGAGACGGACTTCGGAACGCTCAACATCATGCTGGACCGCCAGCTCCCGCAGGATGCTCTCGCGATCGTTTCGCTTGAGCAGCTTGCACCGTTCTTCCTCGAAGTTGAGGGCCAAGGTCACTTCTTCGAAGAGCCTCTGGCCAAGGTCGGCTCTGCGACTCGTTCGCAGTTGTACGGCGAGATCGGTCTGGAGTACGGCAACGAGAAGGCTCACGCCCAGCTGCGTGGTCTCCCGGTCTTCATCTAGACCGCCCCGAGCGGGCGACTGGTCATCTGGTCGCCCGCTTCCCTCCCCACAGATTCAAGGAGTACATCTTGTCCAACACGTTCAAGTCTGTCGGTAAGCCGACGACGATCATTACCGTCGACGAGAGCTGGGAACAGCTCCCGCACCCGGGCGACTGGGAACTCGTCGTCAAGCAGACCGCTGCTGAGAAGAAGGCCGATAAGGCTGCTCTCGAAGCTGAGAAGGCCGCTGTTGACGAGGAAGCGAAGCGCATCGCTGAGCTTCCCATCCACGTTGGTGAAACGGTCAAACTCAACGAGACGGCACTCGCTGCTGCGCTCGATGTCCCTGACGCAACACCTGAGGCACTCGACAAGGCCACCGCCTGGCGCGGTCTTGTTGTTGAGGTTCGCCGTGACGAGGAAACGGACACTGATGTGGCTGTTTTTGACGACGGAACACACCTCAGCATCGTCGACTCGCTCGAGGTTGTAACCGCCGAGTAACCCCGTGGGGCCGCGGCAGATCCTCCCTGTCGCGGCCTCGCACCCCTCCCACTCTCTCTGATCGGAGCATCATGGCCCGCATCACACATCCGCGCCCGCAGGCTGGCAAGCAGACGTTCGTCGGCGTGACCTTCTACGACGGGTTCGCTGAGGTTGCTGATCTCCACCCGGAGGTTCGTGCGGCGCTCGTGCTGCATAACTTCAAGTTCGAGGACGCTGAGCGCCCCGTAGAGCCGTCGAAGCGTTCCCGCAAGGGAAAACCCGCGAAGCCCAAGAAACCCGCTGAGGTTGACGCTGGTGTCTCGCCCGCCCCGTTCATGGACCTCACCCTCGAGGAACTCCGCACAGTCGCCCGCATCGAAGGCATCCAGATCACGGATGACGCGAACGCAGCCGACATCATGACCGCGTTCGCTAGTGCGACCTCAGATAACGACGAGGAATAGACCATGGCCCAGCGTGTATACGCCACAGCAGCTGACTACGCAGACTTTGCTGAGGAACCGTTCGAAGGCGACGAAACAAAGCTCGACAAGCGGCTCCGCTCGGCATCCTCAGAAGTCGAAGCTCTCACCCGCCTCTCCCGGTACGACGTCGACGAAGACGATTACCCCACCGATGCCACAATCTCCGATGCGTTCAAAGAAGCGACATGCGCGATCGTCGAGTTCTGGGAAGAAACCGGAGATGTGCACGGTGCTGATGCTGCACAAGGTGCGGTGAAGATCGGCTCTGTGTCGCTCGGCACCACCAGTAGCACCCAGCAGGGTCTCAGTCCTCGCGAGAAGCTCGTTCAGCGAATCGGTGAGGGTGCTGTCACCATCCTCGCGAACGCGGGCCTTATTTCCGCGACCGTTTACCACTCGTAGGGGGCGCTCATGGCCCGGCTACGAAAGAAGCATCTACCTCACCGCATTATCGTCACCCGCCTCGCCGGAGAAGGTGCTGAAGGCATCGAGTACGCCGACCCTGAACTTGATGTGCCCGCCTATGTGGAGCAGAAGTCGAAACTCGTCGTCGACCGCCGCTCATCCTCCCCCACGGTAGGGCAGGAAATCACCGCAGCGACGTTCGTTGTGCTCCTCACCGCAGATGATGTGCTGCCCGCGTCAAAAGTCACCGTGTGGGCTGGCACTACCCGTGAACGTGAGGCCGAAGTAATCGACTCCGCGTTCTTCGACTACCCAAGAACCCCGAGCCATGTGGAGATTTGGGCAACATGAATGACATCAGCGCGCAAGTCACCGTCACCCTCAACTTCAATGCCGTCGTCGCAGAAATCCTTATGGGTGCGCAGGGTGGCGTCAACAAGGCTGCCGAACGTCTCCTCGCACTGTCATCCGCCGAGGTCCCGTTCGACAATGGCGATCTGTCGAACTCAGGTGGTGTCGTCAATTCGTTGGCTGATCGTTCCGAGATCAGCGCACAGGTCGTCTATGACCGCCCGCAGGCTGCACGCCTCCATGAGCACCCCGAATACAACTTCTCGACCGACAGCAACCCCGGCGCCAAGGGCAAATACCTTGAGGACCCTGCCATGCAGAACGTCGAGGAGCTCCGAAAGATCGTTGCGAAGGAGGCTGGCGGTGCCTGATTCCTACCTAGTCCTATTCGAGCGGGCCCTTGCACAGCACCTCGACGACATCGAACTTGGCCTGTACAAGCCCAACGCTGTGTACACGGCTGCTGAGGCAACAGTTGAACGGCCCGCGATCGTCTCAGGCCCAGACCTGCCCACGACTCTCGACAACGTCATTGCGCTCACCACCCTCGACCCGATCCGTGAAGGCCGCGCGAATCTCACGCACCGCATCCAGATCCTCTCCCGCCTCAAGGGCACAAAGGTGCAGGCCAGCAACCTCGCATGGAACCTTGCGACAGCCCTCGACCACAAGCAGAACATCCCATCCGGGTTCAACGTGTCATGGGTGTCTCTGTTCTCGCAACTGACCTTCACAAAGGACAGCAACGGTCGGTACTCGACCGCGCAGACGTTCTACCTCAGAGGTCGCCGCCCGCTCGCCTGAGCACCAACAAGACCACCCCTCCTCAGAGAGGGGTTCGCCGGCGTGCCCGGCATCCCCCATCAATTCAAGGAGCAAAAATGTCTGACCAGACCCTGTACAACACGACCGCCCAGACTGAGGGCACCCTCACGCTTGCGCACGAGAAGATCCTCCGCGCCAAGCGTGGCGGCGTGTTCGAGAACATCACCGGCGATGCGAACAACGTCGCAGGCGTCCCGACCGCTGTCACTATCCAGCGGGAGAACTACGGCAACAAGGGGCTCCCGTCGGTCTACAAGATCGGCGACTCGTGGGTCATCACCTGGGACTGCGAGGCCGTCCGTGATGAAACGGGTGAGATCGCGCAGGAGTGGCTCGTGAACCTCCTCAACGTCGCGAAGGCGAAAGGGGATGCGAACCTCATCGACCTGCAACTGTTCGACGCGAAAGCCGAAGCACTCGGCGCGATCGAGGGCAGCTTCGCGATCACTGTCGCGGACCTCAACACCGGGTACGCCGACAAGGGTGGCTACAAGTTCACCGCCACCTCCAACGGCGTGGTCGATGACATCGCGTCGCCGATCGCTTCGACCGGTGAGCCGATTATCGAGTCTGTCGGCCCGGCATCCGATGCGGCAGTGGGCGACATCATTATCCTCCGCGGTTACAAGTTCACCGGTACGACTGGCATCACCATGGATGGTGCCGTGGTGTTGGAGTTCACCGTGTACGACGACAACACTCTCGCGATGCTCGTCCCGGCCACAGTGACTGGCACGGCTCCGATCATTGTCACGAACGCGACCGGTGCCTCGGCAGCGTTCGCATACGTCGCCGCAACCTAGCAAGTTCACTCCCCGGCGGTGGCCTAACCGGTCGCCGCCGGGTGACCACCCTTCCCCTCACTGCAAGGAGCACACCCACTCATGACCATCACCGCCGCCCAGCAAGGCCGCGATCTGCACTTACAGATCGAAGGAGTCGAAGCACCTTTTGTCATCCATCCGCTACCCGGTAGAGCTGGGATGCAGATCACTGAGACTTACCTCAATGGTGCGATCGGTGGGACCTCAAACGAGGAGATCACGGATGCTCTCGCGATTGCTCTCGACGGTGCCGTAAAAGTTGATGACATTTGGGTGCCTGTCGCCGAGAAGGACAGGATCAACGGCAATCGGATGGGTGATGAGCTCTCTCTCACCGAGACAGAGCATGTTGCCCAGTGCGCATTCTTCTGGCAAACCGTCCTCGGAGTCGCTGGGGTGAATGCCTACATTGAGGACGGTGGAGGCGTCGCTGGTGGGTCAAAAGCACTCTGGGCGTTGGCCATGCGTTTGGGGCTCTCACCCTCGCGGACATCGCCCAGTTCGGCATTGGAAACCCTGATTCAACTGGCAAATACCCCCACTACGTCTACCCCGACGGGTGGAAAGCCGAACGTGAAGCAGCCGCAAGACAGGCTGCCGAAGCAGACAAAGCCGTAACCGGGGCGTCAGCTCAGGACATTTGGGCTGAAGCGTTCCCGCAACTTTTCGGCGAGGTTGAACTTGATCTCGCACAGCATCACCTCATCACGGATATAGACCGCACTCTCGACACGAGAACGTGGCACTACATCCGATCCGCTATTGAACGACTCCTCGACATCGAGGGCTCCTGGCTAAAGAAAGCGGTGATGCGTCGTGTTTCCAGCCGGATCGATCGTATTCAACATCAAAGCAGCAGGCGCAGAAGTATTCCGTCAGGAGATGACCCAAGCTGAGCAAGCTGTAAAGAAGACTGGGGAGGCTAGTAAAGAAACAGCCACTCAGACTGACAAGCTGGCAGAGAAGCAGGAAACTGCTGCTCAAAAGACTAAGCGGCTTGCACGCGAAACCAAGCAGCTAGCTGAAGAAGTCGCAACCGCAAAGAGACTCATTGGCGGGTATGCGGTTGGTGTAGGTGCCGCCATCCTCGGTATGACCGCTTTGACGGTGAAAGCAGCTGTTGAGTGGGAAACGGCATGGACTGGCGTAACGAAGACCGTGGAGGGCACCCCTGAGGAGCTTGGGGCGGTCGAGGACGGCCTCCGTGACCTCACTAAGGTACTTCCGGCGTCGCACACGGAGATCGCGGCTGTAGCAGAGGCTGCAGGTCAGTTGGGGGTGCAATCGAAGAATGTTGTCGCATTCACCAAGACCATGATCGACCTTGGCGAGACAACTAACTTGTCTGCGAATGAAGCGGCGACCTCGTTGGCACGGTTCATGAACGTCATGGGCACCTCGCAGGGCATGGTAGGGAATTTGGGTTCCGCTTTGGTGGAACTCGGCAACAACTACGCCACCACCGAAGCTGAGATTTTGGCGATGGGTCAACGCCTGTCTGGTGCTGCAAAACAAATCGGGCTGACCGAGGGCGAAACCCTTGGGCTTGCTACTGCTCTCTCGAGTGTTGGTATTGAGGCTGAGGCTGGCGGTTCTGCTGTTTCGAAGGTCATGATCGACATTGCTTCATCCGTGGATAAGGGTGGGGAGCGGGTTGAGAAGTTCGCCAAAATTTCGGGCGTTTCTGCTGACGAGTTTGCGAAGAAGTGGAAGACCGATCCGGGGGCTGCTCTTGCGCTGTTCGTGAAGGGTCTATCCAATGCTGAAGCTCAGGGCGAATCCACTCTGGGTGTGTTGGAAGATTTGGGCATCACTGAGGTCCGGATGCGTGACGCACTCTTGCGTTCCGCGGCTGCCAGTAATGAATTCACGAATGCAATGCAGACGGGTAATGATGCGGTAGCCGATAACACGGCACTCGCGATTGAAGCCTCGAAACGGTATGCCACGACTGCATCAAAGCTTGAGATCATGAAGAATAATGTGGTTGATGCCGCGATCGCGTTTGGTGATGTGTTCCTGCCTGTAATTTCTGGCGCGTCTGATGCAGTATCTGCTTTTGCTGGGTTCCTGGGGGATCTGCCGGAACCTGTGCAGGGTGTTACTTCGGTAATGGGTTTTGCTGCGGGTGCTGTCCTGTTGCTCGGCGGGGTCATGTTGTTGGCTGTGCCCAAAATTGCGGAATTCAAGGCAGCACTAACTCTCCTAAATACGACCATGAGCCGCACCGCCGCTGTGGGTGGCATCGTGGGTGTTGCTATTACGGCACTGGTTCTCATCCTGAGTGCGGTCGCGGGGGCTAACGCTGACGCTGCGGCGAAAACAAAAGCGTACGGTGACACCATTGATGTGACCACGGGGAAGATCACTGGCGCTACCCGTGAAATGGTCAAACTGAACCTTGCCACGAAGGGAAGCATCTTTGGTGTTGAGGGTGATTCTGCATACGATGCGGCGGAGAAACTAGGGATTGGTCTTGACCTGATAACCGATGCGGCTACGGGTGACGTAGCAGCTTTGGAAGCGTTGCAAAAGGAACTCGACATCGGAACACAGGATTCGATGGCGCGTGGCGGGACGGCGACCGCTGAAATGGCGGAGATCATGGCAAGAACTGGCCTCACTATGGCGGAGGTTGCGGCAGCGGCTGATCTGGTGGGTGGTGCTGTTGCCGGTGAGACTTCATCTATTGAGGAAGCGATCCGTGTTGCGAAGCAGAAAGAATCTGTAGACAAGACGGGCACCGATAACACTGAGGATGCGGCTGATGCCTACGGTGGTTTGGCTGTAGAGGTTGATGTTGCTACGACCGCGATCGGTGAGCTGGCCGACGAACTGGACAAACTCAACGGCAAGAACCTTGACGCTCGCGAAGCCGCCCGGCAACTCGAAGCCGCATATGACGACTTCGATGCCAGCCTGAAAGAGAACGGAACCACTCTCGATATCACCACTGAGAAGGGGCGCAACAATCAGGCAGCCTTAGACGATATTGCTAAAGCTGCTTTGGATTCTGGGCAAAATATTGCTGATTCTGGTGGGAGCTGGCAGCAGTATCAGGCATCCCTCGAATCGTCCCGCGCAGCCTTGCTGATCAAAATTGCTGATTTGGGCATCACCGGTCAAGCGGCGGAGGATTTGGCGGATAACATCCTCCAAATTCCGCCCGAGTCTGAGTGGAAAATGAGGGCTGAGACCGATATTGCGGAGGCAAGGCTGCGGCGCATCCAAAACCTGATCAATGGTATTGGGGCAACCTCCACACTGCACATCTCTTCAGGCCCAGGCAGCGGTGGAATCACGCAAGCCGACGGCGGGAAGGTCAACTTCTACGCCAACGGTGGCCGAGAAAACCACATCGCCCAGTTCGCACGCGCAGGCACTACACGGGTGTGGGCTGAACCAGAAACTGGCGGCGAGTGGTACATCCCCGCAGCAGCGTCCAAACGTCAGCGCTCCACACAAATCCTTTCAGAGGCCGCAAGTGAGTTCGGGTACCAGCTGGTACCCGCGGGCGCTCAAACGTTTGGGGATGGTGGCCGCACCGGCGGGTTTGATTCTGCGCCGGCGGCCGCTGGTGCACAGATCTACATGCCCATTTATGCACAGCCCGGAATGTCTGAAGAAACGGTGGGTCGCATTGCGGCTGATCAGTTGAAGTTTGCTATGAGGAGGGCCTAATGGGGTCTGTGCGAATTGGTTCATGGTTCGCGGACGCGAGCAATGTGGTTGACGGGTTCACCATTGAGGATATTGATGGGTGGGACGACAGCCCCGACTACCGCACAACAGATATTGAGCGTCCGCAAGCGCATGGCTCTTTCGAGCTCCCTGCTTTTTCTGGTTCGCGCCGTATCTCAATTTCGGGGTTTTGTTTTGCTGACTCTGATCCGGAATTGGGGCACAAGAAAAATCAACTGTCCGGGCTGATGTCGGACGGTTTGTTTCATCGGATGGTTATTAAGGATCAGGGGATCACCTCATGGGCTGATGTGCAGCGTGTGGGGTCGAAGTTCAAGACGATTGCCGCTGGTGATGTTGCCCGTTACCAGTTGCAGGTTTGGGCTGCTGATCCTCGCAAGTTTGGCGACACTCGAGCGTTCGCTGCCGGTGTTGCTTCGTACCATTACGGCAATTTCGCTGCAGCCCCCGTGCACACGGTGACGGGTGTTGGCTCGGGTTACACGATCAATGGTCCGGGTGGGCGCACGTTCACGGTGACGAAGGCTGTCACGTCGGGTCATCCGCACACGATCGATATGGCGACAGGGTTTCTGTCGGTGGATGGGGTGGTTGTTGTGGGTTCTGTGACTTCTGCTGATGTGTGGTCTGTTCCGCCTGGTGGGACTGTGACGCACACGCTGACGGGTTCTGGTGTGACGTTGTCTACGGCTGTGAAGGATACGTATATCTGATGGCGTGGTCTGTGTGGAGTGTTGACACGGTTACTGGTGATGATCGTCAGAGGTTGCCTCTTCCTGATTCTTTTTCGTGGTCGCGGGTACTGAATTCTGGTGGCTCGGGTTCGGCTGTGTTCCCGTTAAAGGCCTCGATCTTTAGCCAATTGAATATGCAGGCGCTGCTGCGTGAGCGGTCGCGAACGCTGGTTCTGGATTGGGATGGCGTTGTCGTATATGCGGGCGGCATCGATACCGCGGATTACGATCAGCCATCCGCAATGCTGACGGTGGAGCACTCCGATGTTTGGAGCATTCTATATAAGCGGCTAGCGATCGATCACCGCGAGCCCATTGCGAAGGTAATCGATCAGGTGTTTGTTTCGAAGTCCTCGGGGACTGTTGCGAAGAAGTTCGTCGAGCTTGCCATGCAGGGCCTTCCGGGGATGAACATTGAACTGCCAATCACGTTGCCTGCTGATGTTTCTGGCAGCATTTCGCGACCGTACTACGGGTACCACTTTCAGTGGTTGCGCGATGTGCTGCAGAACCTCATGAAGGAGGACGGCGGTACAGATATTGACTTCCGGCCACGCTGGGTCGATAACAAACTTGATTGGCAGATGCGTACTGGTTCGCTCGCTTCGGGTTCGTTCGAGTGGCATTCGGGTGTTGAGAAGTCGGACATTACTGGGCTGTCGGTCAAGACGGATGCGGTGAAGGTTGCGACTGCTTGTTATGCGATCGGTGAGGGTTCTGGGGTGGATAAGTTGGCGCGTTCGGTGCGTAACTTCACCCCCAC